GAAATACTGATGGGGCATCAAATGGCGGCGATGGCTTGTCGTCGTCTATAACAGGTACCGCAACTTTTTATGCTGGCGGCGGCGGCGGCAACCTTGGTAGTGGTGGAGACGGAACCGGCGCTTCCAACACAGGCGGCGGTGGAAACGCCGATGGCGGGTTTGGGAACAACGGCGTCGTCATCATTCGCTACGCTGACTCGTATCCTGCTGCTACAGCGACCACCGGCTCACCAACCATCACCGTCTCTGGCGGATATAGAATCTACAAGTGGACGGGCAGCGGCTCGATCACGTTCTAATTTGAGGAAGGAACATGGCAGACTCTAGAGCCGCAGAAGTTTTGGAAGGCTATGACCGCCTCAAAGGCGCTCGTGGCACATGGGAAACCCATTGGCAGGAAGTAGCCGAGCGCGTGTGGCCGACGATGGCCGAGATGACAGGCTGGCGCACACCGGGCGAGAAGCGATCAGAGAAGATCTTCGACTCGACCGCACAACGCGCCTTGCCGCGATTCGCTGCTGCGATGGATTCGATGCTGACCCCGGCGACCCAGTTGTGGCACGGATTGCAGACTGGCATCCCTGAACTCGACGACGACATCTCTGTCCGTCGCTGGTGCGATTCGATCCGCGACATTCTCTTCCGTCAACGATACGCACCGACTGCCAACTTCGCCTCGCAGGCTTTTGAGTGCTACATGAGTCTCGGCGCTTTCGGTACGTCTGCGATGTTTATCGACGAGATTCCGGGCGTCACGCTGCGCTATCGAGCGATCCCGTTGTCCGAGCTGGTGATCGATCTCGACCACACCACCGCTCGACAGGCTGCTCAGGTTCCGAGTTGGCAGGGCAAGGTTCCTCGCTCGATCCTCGCTCAACTGAAGACCACGCCTGACACGATGTTTGAATTCGTGCATTGCGTGAAGCCGAACCCGGATTACAAACAGGGCATGGCCGGTGGCGAGGGCATGGCCTACATGTCTCGCTATGTGTCGCGACAGGACAATGCACTGCTCGACGAGAGCGGTTACCGGGTGATGCCGTACGCTGTCGGTCGGTACGTGACTGGCCCCCGCGAGATCTACGGCCGATCACCTGCGATGGAAGCGCTGGCTGACATTAAGTCGTTGCAGGAGATGGAGAAGACCCTGCTGCGCGTCTCGCATCGCATGGTCGACCCTCCGCTTATCCTGACCGAGGAAGGTGCCTTAAACGCCTTCTCCGTGCGTCCTAATGCACTGAACTACGGATACCTGCGCGAGGACGGAACCCCGCTTGTGCAGCCTCTGGCCACGCCGGGGAACATCCCGATTGGCATCGAGATGACGGACCAAAAGCGCAAGGCCGTCAACGATTCGTTCTTGATCACGCTGTTCCAGATCCTTGTCGAGAACCCTCGCGTGATGACAGCGACCGAAGTCCTGCAACGAGCGCAGGAGAAGGGCGCTCTGCTCGGGCCGACAATGGGTCGCCAGCAGTCAGAGTTCTTGGGTCCGATCATCGAGCGCGAACTCGATCTGTTGCAGGCCACTGGCGCAATCCCTGAGCCTCCGATGCAGTTGATGGACTACATCATGTCGGGCGGCGAAATCCTTCCGAAGTACAGCGGTCCGCTTGCTCGGCTGTTGAAAGCCGAAGAGGCTGCGGGTGTTCTGCGTACGGTCGAGGCGATGCTGCCGGTCGCACAGGCTTCTGGCGACATGTCGGTCCTGCGTCGCATCAATGCGGACGAAGCGGTCAAGATCATCGCTGAGGCCAATGGTGTCCCGGCTAAGGCGCTGCGTACCGACGACGAACTCGCAGCGATGGACATGATGCAACAGCAGCAGGCGCAGGCTCAGGCGCTTCTGGCTGCGGCTCCGATTGCTGGACAGGCAGCGGAGCGATTCGCGAAGGCTGAGCAGATCGCAGCATCCACACCACGTCGCGCTATACCGGGAATCTGAGATGGACGGACAAATGATGTTCAACATATTGGTCGGTTTGTCCGGGTTTCTCGGCGGCTGGGTGCTGAACAACATCAGCCGATCCATCGAGAAACTCGATAAGGACGTTCGGAATATGCCGCACATGTACGTCACCAAGGCTGACTACCGGGATGACATCCACCATATTCGCAGAACCCTCGACGACATATTCAACCTAATCAACCAACTGAACAGCACAAAAGCGGACAAGTGACATGGATCTTTTCGAGATCTTTACTCGTGCGTGGCCCGTGATCCTTGCTCTGATCACGCTGATCATTGTCTTGTCGAAGTTAGACCTGCGAGTTGCTGTGTTGGAAGACAAGATGAAAACCCTGTTCGACTTGTTGAACAAGAAGGCTGACAAATGATTGAAACCTTGCTCGGCGGCGTATTCGGCGGAATTCTGCGCCTTGCGCCTGAAGCCCTGAAGTTCTTTGATCGCAAAAACGAGCGCGGCCACGAACTCGCGATGCTGGATGCCGAGATGCGATTCGCTCAGGTGAAGGGCGAGATTGCGATGCGGCAGACCGAAGCCGAGATGACGATGCACGAACTCGATGCCATCAGCGAGGCGTTCAAAGAACAGTCTGCTACGGCTCGTGCAGCAGGTAAGTGGGTCGCAGCCATCTCTGCACTGGTTCGGCCTTTTGTCACGTATTTGTTTGTGCTAGCCTACGCCTCCGTTAAATTGGCTGGTTTTTTGATCGCTCTGGAACAGGGCGGCGAATGGAAGGCAGTTTTGACGACGATGTGGAACGTAGATGACATGGCGGTACTGAACATGATTCTGTCGTTCTGGTTCGTTGGTCGGGTGTATGAGCGCACTCGATGAGGCAGTAAAACAAGCGGCAATCCTGTGCAAACACTTTGAGGGGTTCTCTGCTACCGTTTACACCTGTCCTGCTGGTTATCCCACAATCGGATATGGGACCGTCTATAAACCAGACGGAACTCGTGTTAGTGCAAATGATCCGATTATCAGCAGGCAGACCGCTACCGAATGGCTGATGCAAGAGTTGGAGTTCAACTACGCCGCTGGCGTACTACGGGCGTCACCGAGTCTGGTGGAACATCCCGGTGCGTTCGCGGCAATGATCGATTTTGCATACAACCTAGGCGTGGCTCGGTACCGGGCCAGTACGTTACGCAGACGGATCGACGTACAGGATTGGGACGGAGCAAAAGAACAACTGGCCAAGTGGGTTCGTGGTGGCGGCAGGGTTCTGCCGGGACTGGTACGGAGGCGCAAAGCGGAAGCAGCGTTATTCTGATGACCAAAAAGACTCCGACAATCCAGATGTATGACGGTGTTTGGTATCGCGTCAAAGGCTACACGCACACGGAATGCTGCGACTGTGCATTGGTACACAAGGAACAGTACCGGCTCGTTGACGGTCATTTGGAGTGGACTGCGGTCAGGGACGATGTCCGGACAGCAGAGCGCCGAAAGGAACTCGGCATCAAGGTAACTCGCAAAAGGTGATGCTGTGGTAGCCGCAAAGGCAACTGACGATCAGATACTTGAGACGTTACGAAAGCACAATGGGGTACGGGCGGTAGCAGCTGCGGAACTGGGGCTCAATGAGCGCACGTTCCTGCACCGCCTCAAGCGCATGAAGGCGCAGGGTGCGTCGATTCCAGTCTCGACATATCAGCCCGGACGCCAGACTCAGGCCGTGAAAGAGTTTGAGTTCACGCCTGTCCCTGACGACGACGTTCCCATCGAGGAACTTATCGCTCAACGCAAGCGCAAGTTTCAACACAAGCGCGATCACGAAGAATCATCGAAACTCATTCCGGTTCGTATCAAGATGCGAGGCCCAATCGGCTTACTGCATTTTGGCGATCCGCACGTCGATGACGACGGCACCGACATCGAAGCGCTGGAGCGGCACACGGATCTGTGCAACCAGACAGAAGGCTTATTCGCCTGCAATCTGGGGGATACGACCAATAACTGGGTAGGCCGTTTAGCAAGGCTTTACGGCGAACAGGCTACGTCTGCCTCGCAGGCTTGGCGACTGGCTGAATGGTTCGTTGGTCGATGCCAGTGGCTGTATATGATTGGCGGCAACCACGATATGTGGAGCGGATCTGGAGATCCTCTGAAGTGGATCGCAAAGCAGCAAAACGCGCTGTACAAATCCAGCGAGGCACGGATCTCGTTGCAGTTTCCAAACGGCCGCGAAGTGCGCGTCAACGCGAGACACGATCACGCAGGTTCGTCAGTGTGGAACCCGGCTCACGGGCCGATGAAAGCCGCGATGCTCGGAACACGCGATCACATCTACGTCGCAGGCCATAAGCACGAAAGCGCTTACTCGGTGCTGAAAGACCCGATCTCGGGTATCACAATGCACTTGATCAAGGCTGCGTCATACAAGATCTACGACCGTTACGCCAAGGAGCGAGGGTTCCGTAATAACGCGCTGTCGCCCTGCGTACTGACAACGATCAATCCATCCCTGCCTGACAGTCAT